ATGAGCGCCCGCGCAATCGGCGATCTCGCCGCTAGCATCGCCGGCGTTCGCCGCCTCGGCCGCCGCACGCTCCAGCCGGTGCGCCGCAACAGCCCCTATGCGGGCGAGTACGAGATCGAACGTTGGAAGCGGGAGAACATGTTCCCCCGGTCCGAGAACAATGCCCGCATGAAGCAGCTAGAGCAGCTGATGCGGTCGACCAAGCTGCCCGGCCGGCGACGCGGCATCGTCGGCGATATTGAGAAGGACGTTTATCGGTTCCTGCTTGCCCGCCGGAGCCACAAGAACGGGCGGCTCGACTATGCGATCAACACAATCGCAGCTCAGATCAAGCGCGCTCGATCGGCCGTCATCAATGCCCTGGCGCGGCTGAAGGAGCTGGGGTTCCTGGACTGGCGCCGGCGTACGGCCCCTGTCGAGGATCCCGAGCCGGGCGGGCAATATGTCCAGCAGATCTCCAACGCCTATTTCCTGACGCTGCCCCGCAAGGCGGCCGAGCTCGTGCGTCGTATCATGCGCCGGCCGACCGAGGAAGGCCGCCGCGCCGAGCAGCAGCGCCAGTTCCTTGACCAGTTCAACGCTATGACGCCTGACGAGCAGCTGGCCACGATCGCAGACGAAGGGCTTCGTTCGACGTTCCGCCGCATGCGTCGTCTTTTGGAGGGTGCGAGTCCTCCAGACGGTCAGAATCAGGCCGTGTAAGAACAAGGGATAAGGAATCGAGCTACGCTCGATGCTCCGACCCCGCTTCGCGGGGCCCCGATGAGGGGAATCCGACGCCAGATCCCGCCCATAGGCACAGTCAGCTCTCCGGCGCACCGGAGGGGCCGGGCAGGCTTTGGCCTGCCCGGGGGCTATCCAGGGGGATAGCGGGGCAAGAACTGTGCCAGGTCGGGGGCGGAGTGTGGGAAGGGAACGAGGCCGAAAATTCGAAAATTTCGATAAGTCATCATTCTAAGGCTCCAGCCCACGAAAATATTCTTGAAGCTCACCTCTCCATTGACGACTGCCGCCGACCAAATTGTACAACACCTCGCTTGGTGAGTGGGAGAGTGATAGGATACTGGATGTGTTGAACGTCGCATGTCCCTTCACCCGCTCAAATATTGCGAATTGACCCATGCCGGCCCGAAAAAAACCAAAGTCAGACACTAATAGGCCAGACCTCGGGTTTGACGAAAGCGTCACTCGTTTTATCGAGGCTGTTCAGGAAGATGCGCAAGGCAGCGCTGATTCGATAAGCCAGGACGATGAGGGGGTTCGCCGATATGTCGAGGAAAGAAAAGATAGTATCAAGCGAGGAGCAAGGAGGAGTAGAGCCAGATTCCGTCTTTGACTTTCTCTACCATGACAGCCGCCGTATCGCCTCGTTTCTATCTCAGTTCGACGACAACGGTCTGCTTACAGGCCTTACCCAAGGCGATACGGTCTCTAAGGGTGCCAAGCGGAGCAAGAGGGTCGGCTTGGGCGGTGACGTGGCTCTGCTTGGTGGGGGCAAACTTGAGTTTGAAGTTGGACCTGGTGAGGTCGGAACTCAGACACTTGAGCGGGTTTACGACCCCTTTTGGGCGAACGCGAGGTTCTTCCTCGATGTCCTCGTAGAGCGTAACATGATCCAGCGCGGACTTGCGACTGCCGAAATTGGCCAATTTGTGCTCGTCAAAGGATGGCTCACTGTTCTTGACCTGGCGATGTTCAAAGAGGCTTGGAAACTGCCTTCGCTTCAGAGAAAAATCAGGGAAGGGGCGGCGCCGAAGACGAAAGGCTCGATGACCGCGGCGCAGAGAGAGGCAGTAAAGGAACAAAAAGATAATGCGAACCTGATGCTCGAAATGATGCAAATCATGCCTCATTCCGTCCACGCCTCCCTACTAACATCTGGAGAGGATAGGACAGCGATGGTTTGGTGCACGTTGAAGGAAGATTACCTGGTAACTCCCGCTAGTGATTTGACGTTGGCACATGGGGATACGTTGCCCGGTGAATGGGCGATGGTTGGTGTCTTGAGCGCACGACCGGAGTACACGACAATAGATACTGACAATCTTCAGTTCGATGACGATTTGCCGGGCATGATGCAAAGCGTAGTCGGGAAGGCCTCCAAGACTATTGCGCCAATAGTTCGTCTGGCGCTCGGTCGTCCACGTGCAGCGCATGCCATTACACCGCTGTTGATTTTTCGCGAAGTAAGTTGATCGTCCACGAAAAGTCGCCTTCCAAGGTCATGCGTCTCGATGTTCCAAACGGTTCAGTCGGTTGCGCGGGTGGCGGGACCGCCAAGTTGGCCTGCTAGATGTTTGCGAGTTGCTACTCGTCGGCTCTCCGTGTTGCCTCCTGGGATCCCCGGTTGGCCTAAGCCCAGGCGACGAATTCTCAATTGGCAGTCAGAGCATCAACAGCTTTGCCCACCGGCAAAACAGATCGCGCCGGCGCGCCAGATGCTCGGCGCGGTTGTAGGCGGCCTCGACCTTGTTGGTTGGCACATGCGCGAGGGCCTGGTCGATGACGTCCTTTTCGGTGGGGCACTGCTCGTTGAGAATGGTCGAGAAGCTCGCGCGCCAACCGTGCGGGACATGCCGACCGGCATAGCCGGCTCGATTGTAGAGATCGCCGACCGCGCCGGCGCCGATCGGGAAGATCAGAGAATGGGTATCGTACCCGTTCTCGGCGGCAGAGCGCAGCAGCTCGGCCGCCGGCGGGCTTAGCGGAATCAGATGATCATTGGCCGCGTCCGCCTTGCGCACGCGGGTCAGCTTCATGTGCGCGGCCGGGATCCGCCAGAGCGGGGCAGGGCGGTCCAGATCCTCGATCTCGGACCAGCGCGCGAGGCGAAGCGCGCCGATGCGAACGGCTGTGAGGGCAAGGAACCGCGAGGCCAGCTTGACGCGGGGCGCCGCGTCCAGCGCGTCGACGGCGACCTGCAGCGCCTTCAGCTCCTCGATATCGACCAACGCCGGATGCCGCTGCACGCTCGGCGGCGGCGCCAGCTCCGCGCGCAGCGCTGCGGCCGGGTTCGTTGTGCAGAGCTCGCGGACAATCGCGTAGGAGAAGATCGCGTCCAGGCGTTGCCGGATCCGACGCGCGGTTTCGATCGCGCCGCGCGCCTCGATAGACTGCACGAGCTCGAGCAGCTGCACCGCCTCGATTCCGCCGACGAGGTTTCTCGCCAGAAGCGGAAAAACGTCGCGCTCCAGGCTCAAGATCACATCGCGGGCATGTTCCGCCGACCAGCGGCCGCGCCGGTCCTCGAACCATGCGCGGGCGACGGTCTCGAACTGGTCGGAATGCGCCGCGGCATCGCGATCGCGAGGATTAAGCCCGGCCGCGATCAGTGTTCGTGCGCGATCGGCGCGGTCGCGGGCCTCGACCAGCGACACGTCCGGCCAGCGCCCCAGCGAGAGCAGCTGCTCCTTCCCGCCGGCGCGGTACTTAAGCCGCCATGACTTCAGGCCACTCGGCGCCACAAACAGAAGTAGCCCGCGCTCATCGAACATTTTATAGGCGCGCGGCTGGATTCGCGCGGCCTTGACCGCAGCGTTGGTAAGCATAGATCCTCGGGTGGTTGGAGGGGTGAGAATGCTGGTTGATCAACTTCGCAAGGCAGCTCACGCGGCCGAGAGCTACTCAGACGGGCCGCAACGGATCAGTATTTTCTTTGAAGCAGACGGATTTTTGGTTCGCGGCCAAAATCTCGACAAGGATCTGCGCTACGAAGTCACAGTAACGTGGAAGCAGCTCGAGACCTCCTCAAACGCTATCCTGCTAGCAGTCGAAGAGGTCGCTCTCATCCTCGATACAAATTAGTCCGGGCGGATATTCCCTCCGCCCCGGCCGCTCATTTCGGCGCTTTGCGACGAGCCGATACCCCAATCGGTACCCCAACTATTGACCGACTCGGGGTCGAGATGTTCTCCATTCGTTCATGCCCTTGCACACCGGCCCTGATTGCATTTTCGAGGCAGCTGCGTTCCAGTACACCGTCACGATCCGTTGTCGGCATTGCGGTCATTTGAAGATCTACGATCCCCACGCTCTCTGGTGGCTGTTTCAGCGCAGGGGTTGGAACGATCATCTAAAGCAGCTCGGGCGACATTTTCGCTGCACCCAATGCCGCTCTAAGCAGATACAGGTCAGATTAACGCGCGAGGACCCGACTGGCGAACAGCCACCGCTTCCTCCGAAAAGCGAATGGCGACGCGCCGCAAATCGGTTCAGGGGGTAGGAGGGCACCATGTGCAATCTGTACAGCGTCAAAGTCGGGCTGAAGGACTATCTCGCGCGGTTTGACGCCCTGCCGGATCCTGCGGATCGCCTCGTTGTCGAGAAGGATTATGTGGCCCCGGGCAAGCCGGGTTACGTCGTGCGAGAGCAAGATGGCGAGCGCCTTCTATCGGTGATGAACTGGGGCTTCCCTTTCCAGGGAAAGCCGGTCACCAACGTGCGCAACTACACCTCACCATTCTGGAAGTCGGCGCTGGCCAATCCCGCGCGGCGCTGCCTTGTCCCGGTCAATGAATTCCAGGAGTGGAGCGTTCAGGCGGACCCGGAGACGGGCAAGAAGCGCCCCTATTGGTTCACGGTGCCCTCGCAACCCACATTTGCCTTTGCGGGCATCTGGCGGCCGACCGAAGCCGATCCGGTCTATTCCTTTCTCACCTGCGGCTATGAGGGCGACCCGGCGACGCATGTTGTGGGCACCATCCATCCGAAGGCCTGCCCTGTCATCCTCCACCCCGAGGACTATGACCGGTGGCTTCGCACCGATCTTGACGATGCACTCAGTCTCGCGGCCCCTTATCCGAGCCAGTTGATGTCGATCGGCCGTTATGCGCCGCCGGCGCCTTGAGCGGTTTGCCGTTCAGCTGCTCCGCCTGGTTCCAATCGATCGAGGCCTGCCGGGCCGCCACATAGGCGTTGACTGTCGCGGCATGGCGCAGGCGGCAGTCATGTGATTCCAGGATCGCGTTGATATCGCCCTGCGCCAGTTCACCGATGCTCTTGTCCGTCAGCTGCGCCGGCGCCGGGCAGGGGGCAGACAATGCCGCCGGCAGGGGTGGAGGCACAGGCGCCAACCGCTCCCCGGGCCCGATTGACTTCGCGGTACAGGCCGTCAGTGAGGCCAGCAGCAGGATCGGAAAGACGCGGCTCACGGATGATCTCCTTCGTGACGGTGGGCTGGATGATGGTTCTGGTCGCCTGCAGGGCGGAGCGTCCCTGCTCGTATCGCACGCTTGCGGCATTGATCAGCTCGCCGATCGCCTGCTCTGTTTCGCGCGCGCTGCGCGTCAGCATGAGGGCCGTGATCATGCGCTCGCGTTCGGCGTCGGTCTGGCCGCGGACATATCCGCGGTTATCGAGCCACCAGAGCGCGCCCAGGATCGCACTGACGCCCAGGACATGCGGCAGCGCGCGGATGAGGAAAGACATGGTCAAGCGCCTCCCAGCTCGGCTGGTACCGCACCGACCATGCAAAGCTCATACTCGCCGATGCGGCGGTCCTTGCCCTCGCGGCGATAGACCAAACCGGCGACGATCTTGCCGCCGGCATATTTGTAGAGCCGCATCGCCCGGCATGCTTCCACATAGCGCCCTTCGACAAACAGCCGCCGCACGCTCGAGCGCGCATAGGCCGAGATCCCTATGTTGGACGCGAATGTGGTGTGCGAAGCCCACTGCCAAGGCTCGCGATCGATCCCGGCCGCGCTGGCGCGCACCCCCTCACCAAAGTCCCGGTACTGGGCGAGGGTAATCTCGCGGCACTCGGCCTCGGTGTAGGGGCGCATGGGAACGTGCGTGGCGCCGCCGCAGACTGTCCAGACCCCGACGAGATCTTTATAGGGGTTGAGCTTCATGCCCTCCCAGCTGATCCCGAAGGGCACGGCGATCGCCAGCATGGCGCTGGCCACGCCAGTCGCGAGCATCTTTGCGTCTGCCATCTATCGTCCTTTCCTCAGCCAGGCATTGAGCCGCGCGATCGTGGCGCGGGCGCGGCCGAGCTGGCGCTGGGTGGTGTCCATCTCGTAGATCCGCAGCGCCATCCAGATGATCGAGAGACTGGTGGCGATGGCTGGCAGCATCTCGATAAGGCCTCCAAAGGCGGTGGCGATCGCGCCGGCGTCGAAGCTGCGCTTGATGAGGTCGTGGCGGTCGATCATGTTCATCGTGTCACCGCATCTTTTGCATCGCCATCGCAGCGATAGAGCGCGACGATATCCGCTTCATCGCCGGTGAACGGGCCGTTCGGGCAGGCGTAGCTCGTGCCGCTGTAGCGCTCGCTGTTGAACACCGCCCATTCATCCAGCGCCCCGCCGGTGAGCCCGTATTCGCCGTTGTGGTTGCGGAGCGAATAGCCCGAGGTGGCCGGCACGATCGTCTCGCCGAACGCGGCATAATTCTCGCGGGTGCCGGGAAGGCCATCGGTGACGTTGGTCACATAGAGCGCCAGCCCTCCCGGCCCGGCCTGGCAGGCGACATGGTAGCGCTTGCCGGGCGCCAGCACGGTGGTGCCGGTGAGACCGCTCCAGACCCGCAGCTTGCCGGCGCCATCGATGGCGACAAAGCGGGAGCCGTTGCTTCCGAACCCGCCGAACAGCACCTGGATCGCGCCCGGGAGCGGGTCCGGGCAGGTGAAGAAGCCCTCCACGGTAATCGGCGCGAAGACCGGGCTGTAACTGCCTCGCGCGGAGCCGCCGGTCATCTGCTGGCCGAACGCGGCACCGCCGGTGCTGGCGGCGTAGGTCGTGCTCGTCTCGGCCATGCTGAGCGGGCTGATCGGCGCGATGAAGCCGCTCGGCGGGGCATTGATCGCGCCACCCGGCGTCGGCGCCGCGATGGCGATGGGGAGGGTGCTGCCCTGCACGATGCGGCCGGTGGTGATGCCGTCTCCATCGGTCCGGTCATCGCGGATCGTGTCTGCCGCCGCATTGGCCGGGCCGCTCGGGAAGTAGACCCAGAGATCGAGCTCATGCCCGGGGCCGGGATCGTTGGCGAGCGTGATTGCGAGCGTCGTGGCGTTCACTGCGCTGACCGAGGCGACCGGGAAGCGGTTATCGGTCGCGTTGTTGGCCAGCGGGTTCACCCGGCCGCGTGGGAACACCCACAAGCGGTTCCCCGGCGTGCCGCTTAGCACGAGAGCGCTCTGGCCGACATTGCTCAGCGTAAGCGTGATCGTGGTGCCGGAGCGGGTGGCGGAGAGGGGCGCGGGGCCAAGGCCGGCACTGGCGCCATAAGAACTGCGCAGCGCGCGATAGAGATGCCGCGCCATGGTCAGCGAGCCGGCCTGCGTCTGGTGGATGCCGTCGCCGCTCATCAGCGTATCGTCCATGTGGACATAGGTGCCGCCATTGGCCGCGCACCAGTCCTGTGCGCCCTTGCGGATGCGGCTCACTTGCCACGGCGTGCCCCAGCTGCGCACCAGCCCCATGGAGGGGATGGTCCAGACGAGGCGGGCGAAGGACGGCAGGTTGTTAAGCGCGGTCAGCTGGCTGAAGAGGGTGCTCAGGGCCTGGCCATAAGCCTTGGGCGGGATGCCATAGAGGGCCTCGGTGTGGCCCTGGCCCCAGACAAAGGCCTCGAAGCCATTGCCGGCCCGGTTCATCACCTCGGTGAGCGCCGTCCAGTTGCTCTGCCCGCTATAGAAGCTGGCGATGGTGGTACCGCCGACGGCATGGCCGACAACGCCACAGTTGACGCCGGTCAGCGCAATCATGCGGTTGAGATATTCACCGACGCCGACGGAATTGGGGCCGGTGCTATTGCTCATGTCGCCCGGCGTCTGCCAGGGCATGGTGGCGGAGGCGGGATTGTAGGTGTTTCCGTCCACATATCGCGCCAGCACCGCGCTGTTGGCATCCGGCGCGATCCCAAGCGAAGCGAAGGTCGCCGTCGAATCGGTGGCCTGGCGCCCCAGCATCCGCACGGTGAGCGATTGACCCGCAAAGCCGGTCAACATGCCCATGCCGACCTTGACGGTGCCGAGCTGCCAGGCGCCATCCGCGCCCTTCAGATCGATGAAGAACCAGCCAAGCCGGGCGTCCACGCCGGTAACGTCGACATAGGTGGCGCCGTTTGCGATCGTGCCGGCGGTCCACGGCCCCTGCAGGATCGTGGTGCCATCCTCGGCGGAGCGGATACGCACCCCGACCGTGCCGGTGGTGACGGTGCCGGACAGCGGTACGCGGATCGTGCCGGTGCCCTTGCCCTGGCCACCGCCATTGGTTGTGGTGCGCTGGTAAATCCGCTTTTCGTCATAGGCAGGAAACTGCGAGAGTGTGAACCCGGCCGTATAGCTCGCGGCGGGCGCAACGGGCGTGCCGGTCGCAACATTCGACCACGTCGGCTGCTGCCCGACGCTGTTCACCGGCGCCGCGCGGAAATTATAGGCTTGCCCGTTCGTTAGTCCCGTGATGGTGGCTCCTGTGACGCCAGAAGTGCCATCCGCGAATGTCGTCCAGGTCGAAGAGGCGGCTAGCTTGTACTGGTAAACATAGTCCGTGATCGGCGAGCCGCCATTTGAAGGCGCGTCGAAGGAAAGAACGGCCAGCCCATTGCCCGGCACGACCGTGAGGCCCGAGATCGCCGCCGGCACCGTGGGGTTGACCGGCCCGACAGGGTCGCCGTCGTTGGAGCCGCTGCCGCCCGGTCCAGACGCCAACTGACGCGGTCCGACCAGCGCCCCGAGATCGTCGATCGTCAGCACATACGTCACTCCTGTTGCGCCGGAAATCAGGGCCCCGTCTCTGAGCCAGCGCCATCCGGCATGATCACCATTGAAGATTGTTCCGCCGGTGGCGGTCAGCACATCGCCGACGCGCGGCGGGGATCCAGCGCCGCTCACGGAGGGCGGACTTGTCCAGCTCGGCGCCGGCGTCGGGGTGGGCGGGATGAAGCTGGCGCCGACGTCGCCGATCGGCTCCAGGTCGACGACATTCGCCTGCCACTGGAAGCCGGCATTGGCACGCGCCCATATGGTCCCGATGTCGCCGATCAGCGGCCCGAAGTAGATCCTGTTCTGCCGTTGCGCATGCGGATCCGGATCGGTCACAAGCAGGATCGGATCGGTCGCGCCGACCGCCGCAAGGATCGGGTCGATGAGATTCTCGATTTCGTCGCGATACAGTGAGGCGAAGGACAGGCCTGTACTGCGCAGCTTCAGACCACGGCGACGAAGAAGAACCGCCCTGGTCGACCATTCGGCCTTGCCGTGATCGCGGATGCCGAACGCGGCGCCGAAGGAAAAATTGCGCTCGGGCTGCAGCCGCTGCCCGATCACCACGCGTGCAACCGTAACCGGCGTGTTGTTCGCCGGCGTCGTGATCGTGACGCGCCAGTAGCGAGCTGCGCTAGGTCCGGTCGCGGGCTTTTCCCAATAGGCGCGGCCACGTCCGCTCGGGAACATGACGCTGCCGGCGAGGAGGGGAACCGCCGGCCAAGCGTGGCTGGCGCCGGTAAACGCACCTTGTGCGTCGGTCGCGGCACTTACCTGCAGCAGCCAGCTGCTTGCCGCGCCGGAGAGGCCCAGCAGGGCAATAGTGTCAGCCGGTAGATCTTCCCGCAGGTCGACGATGAAGGACTGACTGGCGGCCCCGGCCGCCTGCCCCTTCCACACCATGCCGAGCCAGTCGTTGGCGATATTGGATGGCTGATACCCGGGTAGGCTGTTCGTCCCGCTCAGGACGGCGACCGGCAGCGGCCGCATGATCATTGCGTTGCTCATCGGTCGGTTCTCGCGATGTTTGCTTAGGGAGGCGGCAGGGCAGGTCGCTGCGATCCCGGCGTTGCGGATCGCTGCCGCCAGAGGTGCGTTTTCGGAGGCTTATTCGCTCGGCGGCCAACCGGCGAAAATGTCGATTGCCATCAAGGCTGTGAAACTCGCGCCGGGGTCACGCAGGGCAGCTTCCTTAGCTTGTCGGACGGCCATTTTGGCTTGGAAGCCCCTGTCCATTGCGTAGCCCATGTCTTCCAATTCTGTGAGACTGTGCGGCACTTGCGATCGGTCCCACATCGTCCAGTTGACGGAAGATGCCGGTTCGCCCCGCCTGATCGCGCCGTTCAGATATCGCAGGGTGCTGTCGACGCGAGACTGCGCCTGATCATCGCAGCAAATGCGGCCGAGCGGCGATGGACAGCCGGCCTCTACCTCCAGCGCAAATTGCCTCGACAGCTGCGCAAGCAAGGCATCGCGAACGTCCTCAGCCGTCCAGTTTGCGTTTTTGATCCAGGCAGACTGATCGACCGGAACCCCTCTCAATCCATCCGTGAACTGCTGGCTTTCAAAGTCGCCTGATATGCCGTGTCCCTTGCTCACGACACTGCCGGAAGCATCGGACCACACGAGCCAGAACTCTCGCTCCGGTGTCATCTTTTCACCTCTCCATAACGAAGATTGGATCCGCCCAGAACGGTGAGCGCGTTGACGAAGTCGCCGCCATTGTTCGTGTAGAGGAGCTGCCACGTGTGGGTGCCGGCAGCGAACCCGCCCAGGCTGATGCCCCAGCTGAACGGCATCCCAAATCCGGGGCCCGTTCCGCCAGCTCGCATCGGCACGACATATTGAAAGAGTGGGACATTATAGCCGAAATACGGGTCGAAGGTTTCTGCTGCGGTGCGCAGAACAACAGTGCCGTTTAGATCGTCATTGGTCTGAACGAACAACGTGACATCAAAGTCGAGGTCAGATGCGGATTCGATCTTCGTCTTGGTGAGCGTCATCAAGGTTTGCGTAGCAAAGCGAGCCACCGTCACGCCCGACACCATCTGGACCGAGCCTTTGTCGGTCACCGAATTCCCGGCAATTTTGATGGTGTTGACTTCGAGATTGCCGATTTTCGCGTTCACGACGACGGCGTTGCCGAGAAATGCGCTGTCAGCGACGACGTCGAGCGCTGAAATGGCGCCGAGGATCCGCTCCCAGTCGCCGCCCGTCCACCGGAACCATTGTTTCGACGTTGGGCGGTACCAGGTCTGTGAGACGAACTGGCCAGAGCCTGGATGGTCATCCTGCACGAAGCCGATCGCCGAAGCGCCGGCAGGTCCAGCGGCGCCGGGCGCCCCATTTTGGGCGAGAATGCGCGGCGTGCTCCAGTCAGAGGCCTCGACCGTATCGGTCGCGAGCTTCGAGCGTGCGGTCGCCGATATCATGTACAGCGGCTCGCCGCCTGGCGGCGGCTCTTGTGACCAGCCGTTATTATGACCTGTGAGAACACCGGTCGCGAACGTGTAGGTAGCGACCGTAGACGGGGGAGGAGGAGTGCTGGAGGCTCGCCTGAAGAGGAACACGACCGCTGTATTGTAACCGTCGACGCCCGGCGGCCCCTCTGGCCCGGGATCGCCCGGAAGGCCACGTACCGCACTCTCCAGAATCGCGACAGTCACGCTCGCAGCGTAGAACAGCGCATCGAGTTCCGGCCCGTTCACCGGGCTGTCGACGCCGGCATTATCCCAGTCGGGCGTGATTGCCTCGAGGAAGTCGAGCAATGCCTCCATGTCGGCCTGTGCGGTAGCGCGTTCGGATGCGGCCACGCCGAGGTCCGCAGCCTTGTCATAGGCGGCGGTGAACCGGGTGGTGAGCGAGTCATGCTCGCGCACGAGGCCTTGCTTGTCGGCGCCGGCGGTCAGCCATCCGTCCGAGGTGATGCGGCCGATACGCACGCTCGCTGCGTCCGCTGCTTCCTGGGCAGCAATCGCGGCGGCCAGTGCCGGGTCGTTCAGTGCCATTTCGCCGAGGGTGTGAACGCGATTGGTCACCGCGGCCTTCTGCGCCAGGCGCCAATAGGGCGTGCTGACCGACATCTGCTCCACCGTTGCGACCGGCGGCCAGCTGCTGCCATCGGAGGCGAGCGTGCCGATCGGCGTCCCGATCTGCACCGCCTTTACGCGCAGGCGGCCGAGCCAGTCGATTAGAGCCGTGGCGTTGACGCTCTGCGCGATGCTCAGGATGACATCGCGGGCGGTGGTCTGTGAGGTGAGGGCCAGAGACAGGTTGTAAGGGCAGGCGGAATCGAGGGCGTCGAGATCCGCAACCACGACGCGGTCCAGCTTCCCGAGGCGCTCAGCAATGCGATAGATGATCGACCCGGACCGGCGCACCCAGGCGCGCGCGCCGCCATTATCGCCCAGCGCATGGAAGGTGAGCAGGCCGGCCGGCGGTGCGCCGAGCCGGACCAGGCCGAGCGTCGCGCACGTGGCCCAGTCGCCATTGGCGATCGTCGCCGCCTTCAGTGCGGCAAAGCTGGCATAGTTGGCCGCCGGCGGTCCGAGACGGCTGAGCCGGTCGAACGCCATCTGGCCGCCCGCCATGCTGCCGCCGCTGAGCTGGTAGATATTGTCGACCGCGTCGATCAGGACGCCCTCGACGAAGCGCGGCGATCCGATCAGCCAGGGGATGACATTACCCTTGAGCTCGATGCTGCCCTGGACGCCGCCGGTGCCGGCGTAGGTATCGAGCAGGGGCTCATCCAGCCATGCGTCATCGCACCCGATCGACAAGGGCACGGCACCTTCGCCGCTGGGAGGCTGTTCGCGCACGCGGCCGTCAAAGATCAGCGTGTAACTGCTCCAGGACGCGCCGATCTCGCCCTGCCACAGGCGCACGCGCCCATCGTAGAGATCCAGCGCCGGCAGGCCCGGTAAAGCGGCAAGCTGAACGACGAGTTCGCCGGTTGGTGCGGTGAGCTTGCTACCGAATGATCCGTCGAAGATATCGTAGCGCAGCTTGGGGAGACGCGCGATCGCCGGCCGCCAGCTGGCACCATCCAGTTGGCAGACGCGTTCGTCGTCGACATTGGATAGCCGCAGAGTGGTTGGCGTCGCGCCCGACCAGGCATCGATCCTGCAGACAGTAGCCTTCATCCGAACAGCTCCACGGTGCTCATCTCTTCCTCGAGATCGATCTCGATGCGGCCGACCATCATCGTGGTGTCGACCAGCTGCTCGTCATCGGTAAGGCGGAAGCAGGGCACGCCGCCATCGAGGCTGACGTCCAGGACCGCGGCGATCTTGACGGCGAACCTCCGGCGCCCCTGCTGTCCGATCAGCGCGGCGCGGGCATTGACGATGGCCTCAGTGTCAGCGGCGCTGTCGCAATAGCCCTCGGCCGGCGCCTTCTGGCCGTCTCGAGCCGTGGGAAAACGGTCCAGCAGCGCGGTGTCGGACACGATGACGATCGCCGCCGCCCGTGATGAAGCGGCGACGTCTTCAGGAAGTGCTGCCATGGATCCTCGTCAATATCCGCGCTGGGCTTGCCACCAGGCATCGAGGTTGCCGCCGCCGCCGGCGATTTGCTTCAGCAGCTGGGTCTGTTCGGCCAGCATGGAGCTCTGCTGCTCGAGGATGTTGGCGGTCGCTTCGCTGTTTTTCGCGATCGCCTTCTCGAACGGGTTTTCGGTGCCGGTACCGGTGTTGGCGTTCTGCTTGTCGATCGCGCTGATCGCCTGCTCGGTGAGCTTGGTGATCATGTCGTACTGGGCGAAATACTCTTTGGTCGAGCCGTTGATGTCCCGCTCGATCTGCAGGAAGGTCTGGGCGGCCTCCTGGAACTTGGCGGTGTCGACGTTCTTGCCGGCGTTGATGTCAGTGATGAACGGATCCAGCGCGGCCCGCGCATTGGCCTGCTGCTCGCGCAGCGACAGGGGCGAATTGCTGCCTGCCTTCAGCGACTGCAGGAAGTCCTTCAGCGCATCGGTGGCGACGCCGGCCGCCTTGACCGCCTCGTCGCGCTGCAGTTTGTAAAGCTGCTCGAGCTGCCGCATTTCCTCGTCGGTTGCGCCGGCTTCCTTGGCGATCTTCACCAGCTGCTTGAACTTGAGGTTTACCTCGTCCAGCGCGGCGCCGACCGGGTCGGTGTAGCGCTTCAGATCCTTGAACGCCTGTTCGAAGCTCAGCGCCTTACTCAGGCCGGTCTCGATATCTCCAGCCTCTCTCAGCAGCTTCTGGGTGCCTTCGCGGACGCCCTTGATCGCGCCGTCCTGCAGGGCGTTGAGCACCGCTAGCCGCATGGCCGTCTCCGGATCCTCGCCATCGTAAAGCAGCTCGATTCCCGGTGTGCGTGACGGGTGCTTGTTCCCGACCGCATTGGTCGCGGTGCCGGCGACGCGGTAATAGCTCCCCCGCTGACCGAAGCTCACCGCATACTGGCCCACTTCCGCACCCAACTGGTCGGCGATGCGCTGGATGTTCTGCTGCAGACCCTTGGACATGCCCGTGAGGGAATCGATGACGCCGGCGTCCTTGGTCCCGGAGATGACGGGGTTCGTTGTGTTGGCGGTCACGATGGTCGAGCCCATCGGCGTCTTCTTGAACAGCCCGCCGATCACGCCGCCAAGCAGCCCGCCGGCGATCGATCCCAGCGGCCCTGCTATCGAGCCGAGGGTCTTTCCGAGCACGTCTGTCAGCGGCTTCTCAAGGCGCTTGCCAATCTCCCCGCCGATCGCTCCACCGAATGCACCGCCAAGGCTGTTGCCGCCGGCCATGCGCGCGGTCGCCGCACCCACGCTGGCATTGCCGCTGATCTCGCGAAGCGTCGCCTTGCTCTTGTCGGAAAGGCTATCCCATTTGCCCATCGCCAGCTCTGCAGCTGTCTTGGCAATCGACCCCATGCCGATCCGCTCAAACCGTTCCCAGATTGAGTCCACGCCGTTATTGAACAGATCCTCGAACTCGGTTGCGAGCCGACCAAGCTCCTCATTGGCCTTGTCGACGCGGATGCCGACATCGACCGAGATTTCGTTGGCCAGATCCTTGAGTTCTGCCTGGAGGCGGCGCTTGTCGATCGCCTGCTGCAATGGCGCGAGCTGCTGCGGCGTGGCTGTCGGAAACTGGCGGACGATGCGCAGATACTCGGCTGCTGCCTCGGCAGCATGTTCGCCATGCCGCGCGCGGATCTCCTCCAGGCGCGCGGATTCCTCCATGTGCTTGAGCTCTTCGTCCAGCTCCTTCTGCAGCCGGCGGCCTGGCGCATTGGTGATGAGATCGCGGGCCTTCTCGATCTGGTCCAGTAGCTGCTCGAAATTCGGTGGCTTCTTGAGCGCGAAATCGTTGGCCAAGTCATCGAGCTCACGCAGCGCGCGCTGGGTCTGCTGCAGCTCGCTCGGCATGTCGGTGAAACGGTCGGTGATGTTGGCGATCCGCTTCGCTGCGTCCTCGCCGCGTTCGGCCAGGCGCTGCGTTGCAGCTGCCGCGTTTCGCACCGCCGGCGTCTTCTTGTTGAGTGCCTCGATCTCACGGTCGTGCGCTTTGGCCACGGCCGTACTTGCCGCAGCGTAGTGCTCCTGCCGGATGATGCCCAGCTGGTACTGCTGATCCAGCATGTCCTGCGCAGCCTGCCGGCGTTCATCCGCCGCCTTTCGAGGATCTGTTTGCGCGTCGATCTGTCGCCGAAGCACAGGGATCTCGGTTTGACGGAGCAGCTTTTCTGCCTTCGTCTGTGCGCTCGCTAGGTCCTTGATCTGCTTATCGACATTGCCCATCGACTGGCGAAGGGCGAACTGAGCAGAGTCGGCACCGATGCCGCCGGTCAAGGCAGCGAAGTTGGACTGTTCTGTTGCCTTCAGCGATTCGAGGGTTGCGATTGCCTGCTCGCGCTGTGCCTTCGCCGCTTCGACTGCCCGAGCGGCATTGCGAACGGCCTGTTCCTCCATCGCTCTCGCACTCACCAGCTGCTTACGCTGGGCTGCCTCGAGCTCATCGATCGCGGCGACGAGGTCGCGCACGCTCATGCTCTGGAAGTCGATAGCCTGGGTCAGATCGAGAGCGCCTTTGCGCGCTTCCTCCGCTGCGTCGCCCGAGCTCAACAGCCCTTCGACCAACATCCCCACCATGGGAATGGCAACGCCAAGAGCGACGCCAAAGCCGCCACCCAAGAATCGGGTGAACTTGCCAAACTTCGTATTGGCGCTCTCCGCGCCATTCCCCATCATCTGCAGCGCGCCGATCAGCTGCGGCAACTGCTGGGAGGCCGCGCGGATCGCGCTCGTCCCGCCGGCAACCTGCACCCAAAAATCCTGCAATTGGAAGCCGACCTGCTGAAGGCCATTGCGCTGCGCACCGGAGGCTTGCGCCATATCGCGCTGCGCGTCCGCAGTCTGGCCCAGCTCTGCCTGCAGCAGCTCCAGAGCCTGGACTTCCTCGCGGGCGGCACGCGCTTGTCGCTCATATTTGCTCGCGACATTTTGCGCGGCGGCGATCTCCAGCTGCTGGGCTCGCGTCACCACGCCGCTGGCCCGGTTGAGGGTTTCCTTCGCGGCCGCTAAGGCGCGCGCCTGGGCGGCCTGCTGCTCCATGGCTACGGCCCCTGCGCGAAGGCCGGGCAGATCGAGGTCGAGGATTCCGGCGTCGGGCGTGACCTTCAGTGCGCGCTTGAAGGTGTTCTCGATCTTCCGCTCGACGGCGCGCAGGCCGGGATCGAGCGCGCGATCGAGCTTGGCGCCTGCTTCGGCGCCGGCGGCCTCCATTGCTGGGCCGAGCCCGGCAGTCAGCTTCTTGACGCTGGAGGACAGCGCCTCGCCATTCAGCTGCAGGCGCCCATTAATGTCGAACTGCATGGGGCCTCCGGATCAGCTCTCGCGCGTGCCATCGATGGCGGTGCGCAGGCGGTTCATGCGCCGCGTGAAATTGTCGCGGAGCATGCGGCCGCGTCGCTCGACGGCCGGTTCGATCGAGAATTTGTTGGCAAAGCGATGGGCTGGGATGAGGATGAATATCGGCAGGGTTTCGGTTGCGGCCCCACTGTAGGCTCCGCCCTGTCGGCGTGATGTAGCAGCGCGGGATCCCCGCCCGTTGCGGGCGCGATAGCGGTGTTCGGCCACAAGAAGCGAGGGCTTGCCCCCGCCGCGGTAGACAAAGACGAGCCGTTGGCCATTGCGCCGCTCCCATTCGCCCGGCGAGAGATCCCGGGAGCGAGTATTGACGCCGGCATGCTCGGTGGGGATCGCGAGATAGAATCCGCCCTTGGACCTGTTGACGCCAGCCTGCGACCAGAAGGTCATCGCCCCCCTGGTGCGGGACCCGCCGTTGACGAACACCTCGCCCGCCGGCGAGGCAGCGAGGCGGGATCCGCGCGGGAAGATGGCGCTCTTCCATGCCCGCCAGAGATTGCCGCCGGCAGCTTCGCGTGTAAGGCCCTCCAGGTCCCGTTCGAGGCCCCGCGTCTCGCCGCGGACCGCGGCTGTTGCCTGAGTAAGGATTGCACGCACGACCAGGTCAGCCGAACGGTCGATCTCACGCTGATCTAGCCTGAGTTCGATCGAGGGCATGGGCTCAATCCTTCGTCGCGGTCATGTCATCGAGAGCCGCGAAACAGTCCATCAGGGCCGCTGGCTGTTCCTGCCATCCGCCGGCGCAGGGGAGGGGTGCCGCGCCGCGCATGCCGAACGGCCCGAAGGCGGTCTGCATGCGGGCACGAAGCCACAGGTCCACTACGAACAGCGCCCAGCGCGGGACCGTCAGTCGGGGGTTTTCGGCGTAATGCTGTCCGTCGATGACCCATCCGCCGGGGTATCTGCGCCCGAATTCGAAGTCGCCGGGTCGTCGGCGGATTTCGAGGGCGCATCGGAGTTTTTTCGTTCGACCGCTCCATGCTGTAGGCGCCAGGCCTGTGCGCCGGCGGCCCGCAGGGTGGTGGACGGGATGCCGGCGAGCGAATCGAGCTCGACCAGTCTGTCGATGCCGCGCTTGAAGGGCGTCGCGATATTCTCCCACCCGATGCAGAAGCGCCGGAAGGCGACAATCGGGATCATCTGGCTGCGGCGCTGCTGCTGGGCGAGCAACAGCTTGTATGGCGGCCAGTGGAGCGCGAGCAGCGCCAGGGCCTCGGACAGGACTGCCTGGTCGCGGTCACTGATCGTTTCGCCACTATGGGCGGTCTGGGCGAGCAGGATGAGCTCCTCGCTGCCTTCGCCGCCCAGCTCGCGCAGACCCGTGACACAGGCGTCCTCGAGCTCCCACGGCCAGACCGTGCCGGCCAGGTGTTCGCTCGCCAGCTCGGCTTCCATGAGCTCGCGCTCGAGGACGTTGCCGGCGCGCAGCAGAAAGACGGGCGGCTTCTCCTCCTGCTTGAGCCACTCGGGGGTGTAGCGCAGGGCGGCAGAGGCCGCAGTCGATGTCACAATCGTCATGAGATCACCAGAAACAGAGGATAAAGTCGCCGTCGCGGCCGTTGCTATCCTTGCCCGGCGTCGTCATTGCGCGACGCTCTTGGAAGGTGCGCAGGGATCCGCTGGTCCCGGGCTGCGCGCCCACTGGCGTGAGCTGGGGAAGCGTTACGGCCCACCGATTGTTAGCGCTGCCCATGGCGCGGATAACGCCATTGTAGACGGCCGAGCTCTGGATTTCGGACAGGATGTCGCGCGTTGCGACCAGCGTCGCTTTCGGATCGCACTCGAGGCGACCGGTGCGCTTGCCCAGGATCGACGGGCCAAAGCCATAATTGGAGTTCGGGTCGCCGGGCGATTCCTGTTCGGCCTGCAGGTTGATCGACCAGCGGTCGATCGGCAAGCCCTTGCGGTTCATGAGGAAGGCCGGATTAGGCTGGTTGACCCCCTGCACAAGCATGGGCGCGGCATGTGCGGCCACCGAAACAACCGGCACCGCGGCATCCGTGCGCCCGGCGAACACGCCCATGAGCTTGACGGTCATGAAGCCCGGCTTGGCGGTGTCGCCACCCCATTCCTGGACAATGCCGCGGCACCCGACGAACTTGAGCAGCACGCCGTCCTCGTAAAGATAGAGAGTGCCGGAGGGATGGTCCGTAAGCCGTGCGGCCGCGTCAGCCGGAGAGGTGCCGGCGTAGGTCCAGTTCGGCGGGATCGCGGCCTGCGTGGTTGTGGTCAGCGGCGTGTCGAACGTGTCGACCAACGTCGCGACTTTGCCACTCGTGTAATCGGCGATCAGGGTCGTGCGGCCGTCACCGGGTCCGCCGGAGAGGACCAGCGGCATGCCGCGATAGAGCTGCGCGGTGCCGGTATAGCCCGTGCCCAGTGTGGCACTGGTCGCGCTGCCGGCGATCAAGGCTGCCGCCGCGATCGCGGCCTGGAACACGCCGCGCAGGCCACACGAGGCCAGCAGATCATGGTGCGGCGGCTTTACGCTCGCCGTGTATGCAGCTGCTGCGCCCTTCATCCGGAAGCGGATCGTTACCTCGGCCGGCTGCCCGACGATCAACGGCGCGCCACTGACCAGACTGCCGGTGGCTTCGTTGCTCTGCTCCTCGGTAAACGGCGTGTTGTAGCTGAAGCCATCGGCCTCGAAGGGAAAGGCGTTCGCGGCGGTCGGGCCTGCGTCAACGCCCTCGGTGGCTTCCAGCTTGAACAGCATCACGCTGTTGGCCGGACGGATCGTCTGGTCCATGTCGGTGTCTCGCTTCTGGTCGGAGGGTCAGGTTGCGGTCGGGTCGCCGCGGCGGGTCGGGAATGTGATGAGGAAGTCGATCGAGAAGGCGAGGCGGTGGGTGCTGCCGAGCGGCACGCGATTGATCCGCATGTCGCCTTCCTCGATGTCCTCGATCAGCAGCGAGGCGTCGGCCATCGCAAAGATCGCTGTCACGGTTGCGGCATAGAGAGCATTGAGGCGGGTGAGCGCGGCGCGGCCGCCGGCGTCCTCGACAAAGCCTTCGATGCTGAGCGTCATGCCTTGGCGTTGCGTCCCGGTTTCGGTGCGCTGGTCAGGCCGCTGCCCGTCATCGTAAATGTGGAGCGCATCGAACTGCATCGGATCGCCGCTCGGCATGACTTCGATCTCGGCGGCCTTGCCTTGCAGGCACGCCTCCGCAGCGGTCATGATCTGGTCGCGAATGGCGATCATGCGGCCGCCACCGATAGGACCCACGCGCCGACGCTGTCGTCCTTGCCGCGATCGATCACGGCCCAGCGTCCCGTGGAGTGGACAATCAGGTCGCCCTTGGCCGGGGTGCCGGGCAGATCGACAAACTGGATCTCGAAAGAGACATGTCGGGCCGTGGCGCCGGCGCCCGTGAACGTGTCGGCCGGCACGTCGCTATGGATGCCGGTGATCGGCTTCTCCGCGACGCCCGCGCCGGTGTAGATGATGGGATCGGCCATCGTGCGATGAATGGTCGCCAGACCGGCGGTTGGCAGGCCCATGGCGATCTCCTCGCTGGCGGAAGACGAACGGCGCCGATCGGACGATGCGCCGCCGCCTAGTCGTAATGGCGTCAGGCGATCTGGCCGGTGAGCAGCGCGAAGCCGTTGGTGTCGCCGGAGGCCGCCACCGCCAGCGCGGCGCCGACGAGTGTATTGCCCGAGGCCGTCTTGGTCAGCACCTTGTTGGTGCTGTCCCAATACAGCTTGTCACCAATTGCCCAGGCCGCGCCGGTAGCCTTGGGGAGCGTGATTGCGCCGCGGCGCTTGCCTTGAACGAGGTCACCAGACTTTGCAGTGGCGAGGGCAACGGCAAAAAGCGCGCCGACGAGGAAGGCCCCGCCGGACGCGACGTCATAAGGCGCCGGGACTTCGATCGTCTCGGCATCCTGCACGAAATTCTTCATGACGGTGTCTCCATCAATATGAGGGGAATGAAATCAGCGGCCAGTGAAGCTGGTCGCTGATCAATCGAGCCGTCCGATCAGGCGCCCGGGTTCTTGTCGAGGCCGCGCCAGTCGATGGTGGAGGCCGCGAAGTCGAGGCTGGCCTTGAACTCCATGCCATCGACGGTGAAGCCCGGCCGGGAGCTCAGCTGCACGCCCTCGGCGCCGTCGAGATACGTGTACTCGATCGTGTCGACCGCGGTGTTGCTCGCAGCGAGATACCAGGCCGTGGTGCTGACCCCATCGAGAACCGCGTCGATGACGGGTTCCACCGACGTGCGGCCACCGGCACGGAATTCATTCGTGTCCGCTGCCTTCGCCGGGACATATTGCGCGCTGGTGTACTGATAGGCCTTCTGCTCCTGCGTCGCCGGCGCGATGAGATAGGCAGGCGCCAGATTGAGCTCCTCCTTCTGCATACCCTTCTGCAGACGCATACGGGTGCGGCCGGCACCGAGCGTCGTCTCCGAGATCGCGGCGCCAGCGGCGGCGAGATTGCCATGGTCGGCATGGAACAGTGGGGTTCCGTCGTTCATGACCGGATTGGCCGTCAGCTGCGCGTAGACAGTGCGGTTCTCGAGCCGCGCGGCCGCTGCAGCGTAACCGACGGTGATCCGCTCGAGCGCGCGCAGATCGTCGTTCACGAGCAGCTGACGCGACACGCCGATAATGCGACCGTAGGTCAGCAGGCCATAGCTGGTCTTGCCATCCGAGGCGGTGCCGTACTTGAACTCGCCCGCTTCGTTGGTCCGCAGCAGTTCGGGCATGGCCGACATTTGCACGACGTCGACCTTGCGGAAGTCAGGCGCATTCGGCGCCCGGCGCGCCCAGATGCGATAGGTCGGCTGATTCTCCTCATAGGCCATGCGCAGCCGGCGACGGAGCGTCTCGCCCATCAGTGCCGAGAAATCGCTGGTGGTGTGAAGCGAGCGCTCGACAATCTCGAGGCGGGAGAGCCCGCGCGTGTTCACGCCGGACTGTGCGAGGATCTCCTCCGCCATGCGATACATGGACAGACCACGGAACTCGCGGCCGGCCTCACTCAGTTGCGCGTTGGGCGCCATCTGATGGACGAGGCTGTCGGTCATCGCACGCACCATCGTTACGCCGCTGCCCGCGCGGGCAGGCACGCGGCCGTTGGTCTGTGCGCCGGCGTCGCGCGCCACGAAGCGCTCGCCAAGCTCGGCCATGAGAGCCGCGCGAGTGAACGGCGTCGCGACATGCGCATCGACCAGGGCGGTCTGTGCGTCGGCATCGAGGCCGGCATTGCGGCACAGCGTCAGGACGGTCGCCGAGGTAAGGACGGCCGAGCGCTGCAATTCGGGAGCCGGTGCGCCGGCGTCATCCTCGTTGCTGCGCTCCTGGTTGGTGTTGCTCTGATTGCCCTGGTCGCCGCCCTCCGGCGCGTTGCGGGTCTGGTCGTTCTGATTGGCCGGCTCGTTACCGGCCTGCGAGTTGCGTGCAGGCATGGATTCGTTCTCCACGGTGGGTGCCGGCGAAATGCGGCGGAAGGTGCAGGGGGAGCCGCCCTGCGCGGTTGTCTGGCTTCGCGACTGGGCGCCGTGATCGAACGGCACCGGCACGAAGCTGATCTCGGAGGGTTCCCAGTCGATCGCCCGGTAGAGCGCGCGCTGGCCGTCGCGCTCGGTGATCTCGTAGGTGTGAACGATGTAGCCGACCGAGACGTTGCGGATGATGCCGGCGGCAATATCGGCGACGATCCCGGCAACTTCCTGCCGATCGGACAGCCGCAGCGTGGCGATGCCTAAGCCGTTCTCCATGCGGGCACTGCCCGGAACCACCACGCCGATCTGGTCGCTGAGCTGGTAACGGGCGTGCGTGTTGAGCACAGGGGCGCCGTTGTTGAGCCGCTCGAGGCGAACATTGGCCGGCTCGGTCGCGAGCTCCTCGTCGATAAACTCCCAGCGATTCCAGTCGAACCGCGCGCCCCGCGCCCCGGTGGTGAAGACCACCTCGATCGTCCGCTCGGCCTCGTTCCAGGTGTCGGTCCGGAGCTGAAGCTCCCGAGTGACCATCGGGATATCGTGGGTGCGCGTCTCCTGCGCCGGCACGGGATCCGCGCCAGTATTGCGTTGGGACATGTCGGTCCTTTCCGGGGGTCAGGCGGCCTTTTTGCCGCTGTCCTGATTGTTCTCGCTGTTGGCGCTGGCCTGGTTGGGTGCGGCCTTCCGGGGGTCGCCGTCGAAATGGACGCCGGGACCGAGCGCGTTGTCGGCTGCCGCCAGATCCTGGGAGAGCTGTTCCAGGAATTCGAGGTAGTCGTAGCCATTGGCCTCGACCAACTGACTGGGCGTGGTCTTACCCAGGCGAAGGTCGAGAAGGTCGCCCTGAGCGTCCTTGTACTTATCGACCGAGACGAACCCGGGCGGCGTCCAGCGCATGCTGAAATCCTGCGCGGGCAAAAGCCCGGCTGCCATGCTCGCCTCCCGGAACCGCACGCCGATCGGCTTGCAGGCACGATGAATCATGATGTGCCACTGTTTGCGCTCCATGCGGCGACGGAAGCCATGGCCGCCGGCGCGCCAGCTCGAATAATTCACGCGGCTGAAGTCGCCCGTCACATGCTCATACATCACGCCGGCGCCAGCGGCGATTTCGCGCAGATAGAGCGTCGCGAACTCCTCCACCCCCTGCGAACTGCCTGGCGTGCTGACAGTGACTTCTTCGCCATCGCGCAGGCGATAGAGCATCCCAGGCTCGAACTTCTCGGCGAGCTTGCCAGGTCGCACACCTTCGGTCTGTGTGCCGATCGGCCCGTCCGCGCCATCGAGGCCCGGCTTGATGAAGGCCGCCAGGCAACTCTCGATCCGCTTGCGGACCAGTTCCGCATCGAAATAGCCGCGCAGATCGTGCAGCGGCATAACCGCCGGCGCCAGCAACGGCATTCCGCGATCCTGCCCCGGCCGCAGCTTGTCATAGAGATACACGATCTCGCTCGCCGGAATCCGCTCGCTGGTCATGGCGCGGCTGCGCCAGCTCGCCATGTTCCCCGGGTGGCCCGGGTAGAGCCACCATGCACGAACGCGCCCCTCACTGTCGTATTCGATACCGCGGTCGATATAGCCGTCCGCCAGCATGGTCGTTTTCGTGACGTCGATCAGATCGGGCTCGAGCAGCTGGAGCTTGAGCGGCGTGCGGGTCGTGCTGGCGTCGAAACGCTGCCGGCGGAACCGAATGATCGCTGCGCCCGATTCCGCCATGGCTTTGCAGGCCAGCCAGAGCAGCCCGTCGAGATCGTGATCACTGTCAAAGTCGCACTCGTCCTTGAAGGCGGTCCAGAGGCCCGCGACGATCTTCTGGTTGCGCTTGGACAGCCCGGTCGGTGCGCCAACGATACCGGTCCCGACAACATTGTCCGCGAACGTGTCGAGGATCTGCACCGCATAGCCGCTATTGCGCGCGAGCTCCCGGCAACGGTTGCGCACAGTCTCCTCGGCCGCGCCGATCTCGGTGTTGGCGTCGGTCCCACCCGCCTTCCAGCTCATGGTGCGATGATCGCGCCGTGCAGCATCATAAGCCCGGGTGGCGAGCTGCAGCGCTGCGCGCGCGCGGACACGCCGCAACGCCGAGGTGGGTGAAATCCACCCAATTGAGCGATCGAGCCAGTTCACGTCAGAACCCTGCCACGCTGGTGCGGCTCGCCGGGCGGCCAGCGGACGATGAAGCGGCGATGTCCTCCTGCGCCATGCGGAGAATCCGCTGCATTTCGTCGAGCGTCCGGTACTGGATCTCGCGGCCGTCAGGATAGCGCACGCGCGTGGCGCCGGTCGCGATCGCTGATTTGAGGGCGTCGATATCGCTCTGCTGCAAGGCCATGCTCAAATCCTAAAGCCAGCTGCCGCCGTCAGAGCGGCCGCCGTTGATCCAGTCGCTGCCTTGTTGGGCCTGCGCTGGAGGGTTTTCAGTCGGTTGGGCCGGCTGTTCGGCCGGCTTTGCTTGCGGGACTGCGCCCGGCTCGCTGATCTGGCCGCGAACCCTTGCCCAGTGTCGGGCTGTCCATCGATCGATACCGACCGCATAGGCCGCTGCGCGGGCATAGACCCGCATGTCGATCGCCTCGTTGCGGGTGCCGCTGGTGATTTGCCACTCGAGCCGGCCGAAACCGGATCTGCTCTTCACCCTGACCAGCTGCTCGGCGACCAGCTGCTTGATCCAGGTCTCGTTCGTGCCCTGCGGCAGGTGGATGTAACCAGACGGGTGCGGTTGTCCGTCCACCGGAGCATCAAGGTTCAGCCAGGCATAGGTCTCGGACTTGAACACCGAGACTGCGATCGTCCAGAGCTGCACGCCGCGGCGTAGCTTCCGGCCGTTGACCGTGGCATCCACCCAGGTCGGGCCGGTGACTGGCGATGAACTGTCGAACTTGCCGGTGCCCTTGATCGCCATGACGAGGCGCGGATATTTTCGTGCCCAGGCATAGACGGTGGTGGTCGAATAACCGTCGCCAGTGTCGATCGCCCAGCGCAGCGGCCGCAAGCGGCGTCCGGAGGCGGTTTCCCACTCGCGCCCGAGCAGCGCGTTCATTTCCTCCCAGATCTCGGCCTTCGCCGGATCGCCATCGATGACGATGTGGTCGACCAGGGCGCTTTCGAGGCCAGGCCCCCAGGCCCAGATATCGCACTCGATGCGATTGCGCTGAATGTCGATGCCGGCGGTAATGGCGCCGGCCCATTCCGGGACCTGTTCCAACACCAGCTCCCTCGATCGACGGTCGTAGAGCCTTTGCCAGTCCGGGGCCTCGCCCTTTTCCTGCCATGTCTCGCCGAGCGCGGTGTTGGTCCACGTCTTCAGCGTTTCCGGGTTGCCCTTGGCATCCAGAAAGGCCTTCACCGTGTCGGCCAGCTTCACCCAAGAGGAGTAAGCCTCCCAAATATGGAAGCCTGCGATGCCGTTGAACGGTGCCGTTGCCCGCCATTCGCCCCTGCGGACCGATTCCCAACGTTCGGCGTCGGTCCAGTGGTGCTGGCAGAGCTCGCCCGTCTCAGGATCTGCAGCCGCGCATTCGTAATAGGCGGTCTCGTGCAGGTGTTTGCCTGCCTCGTCCTTCTCCCATTTGACCTGCGACCAGCTGAGCCGCTGTTTCGTGCCGCATTTGGGGCACGGGATGAAGTAATAGCGCTTGTCGGACAGCTCGAAGGCTGCCTCGATCCGACTGGCGCCGGCGACGGTCGGGGTCGATCCAGCGAGGCGCTTGCGATTCCAGAACGTCGTGGTGCGCTTGAAGGCGAGGCTGAGTGGGTCGCCTTCGGCGCCGGCCGATGCCGGGTAACGGTCAACCTCATCCGCCAGCACCACCCGGATCGGACGCGAAGCGAGCGAAGCCGGGCTGTTGGCACCGGCGATCGTGCAATGACCGCCGGCGAACTTCTTGTGCAGGATGGTGTTGCCACTATCCCGCGCCTTGCTGTCCGAAATCTTTGCCGTCAGGCACGGCGTGTCCCGGATCATCGGTGCGAGCCGGTCTTTCGACCATGCCTCGCCCATTTCCAGCGTCGGCTGCATGACCAGCATCGGCGCCGGATCCTGGTCGACGAAATAGCCGACCACGTTTCCGATGATTTCGGTCCACCCAACCTGGGCGGACTTCATCACGACGATGTCCTGGATCAGCGGATCGCTGACCGCATCCATGATCCCGCGCTGGAACTCCGCGCGGGACGTGTCCCATTTACCCGGCTCGGCGCTTGCTTCGGCGCTGAGTTGCCGGTTTGTGTCCGCCCACTGGCTGACCGTCAGTTTCGGCGGCGGCGTCAGGACCGGCCACCAGGTCGCCACCGTGGCCGCCATCGCCGCGCTCGCCACCACCATCGACGTGATGGTCGGGATCAGCGGTGGCGATTTTCGTCGACGCGAGCTCGAGGAGCGCTTCATGCACCAGCTCCGTCAGCTTGTCCTGCACGGCTGCGATCGTCGGCTTGGCATGGACGAGAGGGGCGCACTTGGCGGGCAGGCTGAGCAGTTTCGCCCGCACGCGGGCAAAGGCGGATTGAACAGCGCTCGAGACTTCATGGCGCCGCAGCAGCTGCTTCCTCATTTCCTGCGCCTTGGCCTCGGCAATGTCGGCCTGGGCGCGGAGGATGCGCGCTTCGTTGACCTCCTTCTCCTTCGGCTTGCCGGCGCCGACCTGATAACTTGTCCAGGCCTGGACCCATTCGGTCAGCGTGGCGCCATCGCCGGGCAATTCGCCTTCAGCGCGGAGGTTGGCGATCCATCGGGAGGATTTTCCCACCAATTTGGCAACTTCATTCAAAGTTGGCCGATATTCAGCCAAAATCATGAGTTTAGCGCCCTAGGATGATGAAGTAGGGAAAATCCCTGTATCTAGAAAACTCCCGCGCCTTCGCCCCCCGTATAGCCAGTGGGGCCGGAAGGACCCGCGAGGGGGGTGGGGGAGGGTCGCGCAGCCTCGACGGCTCAGCCCGCCGCCACGTCGATCGATATCGACTGCCACTGGCCATCGCCCGTCTCGCGCCGATACAAGCGGATGTACCGCTTCGAGCCGACCACGCGGAAGCTGTCGCGGATCGCCTGCATGGCCTTCTTCCAGCGCTCATCGGCGAACTCGAGACGCAGCAGCGAGAGCAGGTCGTTGCGATTGACGCGCCCCTGATTGTCCACGTCGAACGCTCGGTTGATGATCGCGCGGATCTCCGGCCCGCTGGTGGCGGACCATTCCACCAGGCACTCATCGATGATGCCCTTGGCCACCTGCAGCTCTGGCCCGAACACGATGTGCTCTGATACCTGAACGACGATCTTGAGCAGCCCGTCATAGCTGGTGAATGTCAGGTTGCCCTTCGAGCCGCCACGGCGTGCGCCATATTCCTGCTCGAGCAGGGCCACGAAGTCATCGACATCATCGAAGCTGTGCTGGCGGAAGCGCGTCACTTGGGCCGAAAGGGGCAGGGCGAAGCCGATGATCTTGCGGACCAGCTCGTCCTGCAGCTTGTCTACCGGCTTGACCACGCTCTCGGGGATCAGCCCGCCCTCGGCGTTGACCATGTAGCGCGCGCCATCGATGACGCGGACGGGATCGGCCAGCTCGCTCATCGCGTAATACCGCCAGACGGATCGTGGTCGAGCAGACCAGCAGCCACGCGGCTGCGTGCTTGCTCCAGCTCGACCAGCACAGCCTTGAGCCAGCGTCGCGTCACACCAACCTGTTCATGGCTGTCGCGCGCTTCTTTGCGCAACTTATCGATGTCGATCACGGTCTGCCTCCCGGTATGCCCTCAGGTCAGCCCCGGCGGCGCCCGTAAGCCATTTGGCGCAGATCCAGCGCGATGACTTCAGGACTGGCCGCTTCGGCGGTGATGTGGTGGAACTCGCTCGGCCCGGCCGCAATGATGCGGTCGCATTCATGGATCACGCGGGTCATGCCCGTAATGACCGGCGCTTTGTCGCGACTGGCGCTGCACAGCTTGCGCAGCGAGAGCGCCATCAACCGGATATCGGCGGCGATCTGGACGTCTCGGCGGTTGATCACATGGGTGTTCCCCGTTGGAGCCCATGGCCGGGGGGACGTACGGCCATGAGCTCCGGACACAATTGTGGCGGGGTCGTTTTGCTCGCTTTCATGACCGTTTGGCAGGCCCGCTTTTGTAACGGCTCGAACACTTCGTGAGTGAGGCGCCTAATCAGATCCGGAGAGCGCTTTCAGTTCTGGAGAGTTTGGCTGCAGGTCACTTGGCCTGGCGATCAACGTCGGGAATCTTCTGGTCGCCTCCACGCAAGCGCCTGATGGTGACGATCTGACCGTTGCTGGCGATGTCATAGCTAACGGCGTCATAGGACCAGCAACAATGAGATGGGGTGGCTTTTCCCCAACTTGCCATCGAATTGAAGTACTCGATGAAAAGCAGTCTACCGTTGGACGCAAACCCTGGCGTCATCCTAAAGATCACGCCCTCGGCGGTCAGCTTGCGACCGAAAAGGTCGATCCAGTCTTTTTTGCTTCTGGCAATCTGTTTGCCATCCTCAAACACCTGCAAATTGTCGTCAAGCAAGGCGCCGTACTTAGCCAAATCTTTGCTCTCGATCGCTGAGACAAGCTGACCTGCTAGCGCCGCTTGTTGGGGGAGTGCAGGTGGCGGCGGCAGCTGCGAGAGGACTGGTGTTGCCGAGAGCAGTAGGGTGGCAACGGCAACGGCTCGTCCAAGCGACATTTTAAGCCTCACACAATTTCTCCATTTCACGTGATCGTACCACAGGAATGTCGTTAACCCAACCCACTCTGATCCAACTAAGATATTGAAGTATTTGGATATTGACCTTAGGCTTGTCTCGTGCCGACTTCAACAAGGAGAGTGTTATGCCAAGCGAAATCGTCGTAACGGCCCGACCGTTTGCTGTTTTCCTGCAGACCGACTTCTATGATTTTCAGGGTGGCGGGTCTCCTGCTGGTCCGGGGCTCGTGTGGGCTGAATTGGTCATGAATGACATCATGATGAAAGACAACGTCCGAATAGATGATGACGTGAACACACCTGAAATTGTCGTTACTGCGCAAAAAATAAAGAATGCGCTTATCGGCATTGGCGGCGCGTCTGGCGTAAATGCTTATTCCAATACTAGTCTAGATGTACCATGCTCAGGAAATTACTCATTCAACGAGATCATGGCAAATGTCAAAAATCTTAATTTTAGAATGGTCTCATCGAATTTCGGGCCGGGCCGAGCTGGCGAGAACCATGTGGGATCAGACGGCAATAATGTGCCCGTACTAATCAACGCGCAAATGGCGAAGCTGTACACCGATTTGCCAAACGGCGCGCTTTATCTTGTCGCACACGAAGTTGCTCATTCTTTGAACAGTATGCAGCAATATAATAACCAGCTCTGGCAGCAATATGTGGCGCAGAACCCAGGCCAAACTCAGGAGCAGCTTGTGGCGTCATATCCGCAGAGTCCAGAATTTGCTGCCAATGAAGCCCGCGCTAACTCGATTGCCAAAAGAATCGCAGAATATACGGGTTTTGGTGCGATGTCGCCTGACCCGACGCACGGCTATGAGACGTGCTAACGGCTTAAACGGGTAATAGTCATGGGTGGAGGACGAAGACGCTGCCGCTTCGACGCGGCCGAGCATCTCACCGAGGCCGAGGACCAGGCCGAGCTCATAGCCGACGCGCTTGCCACTGGCGACGCCAAGGTCATCGCCGGCGCCATCGGCATCATTGCCCGTGCGCGCGGCATGACCGAGCTGGCGAACGAAACCGGCATCAAGCGCCAGCAGCTCTATCGCACCTTCAGTGCCGAGGGTAACCCGACGCTGGAAACGATGCTGAGGGTGCTACCAGCATTGGGCCTGCGGATCCGCATCGAGGCGGATTCCGATGCACCGCGAACTGCGTAAGCGCTTGAGTGCAATGCGAGACTCATCCTTTGGTCTTGACCAACGGTGAGCGTCGGATCAGCATTCACAATGCATCAAATGGTGGCAACGTAATATGGCAATTGGGCTTAGCGGCACTGGCATGACTGGGTTCGGTTCATTGGCCAGTTTGGTTCTAGGTGCATGCTTGCTCACGTCCTGCGGCAAACAACCAGCTGCGGAGGATCTCGAGCCGCGTTCCTCAGAAGGCACAACCTTCACGTTTCTGAACCTGACTGCTGGCGACACAACTCTGGACGAGGCGCGCAGAGACAATCTGGTTGAAAACTGCGTGCTATCGCCGAACGGCGGCGATACCTCGACCATCTGCAAGATCACTGCAGCGCCTCCTAACCAGTTCAGCACGGATATTAGCCCGCTCGTCCGAACTGAGATCAATGCCGCCTTCTCCAATGGAAAGTTCAGCGGGATATCCACTGATTTCTTCTCGGTCGATGCGGACAGCGTGAGCTTACGGCTCAAGGATTTGTACGGTGCGCCATGCAAGGTCCTCCCGTATGAGGATCCTGCACTGTTTGATTTCGCGGTTCAGGAATGGTGCTTCACGAACGGACGCCTCATTTTCAGCCGAAAAATGGGAGAAACGGCTGCAGAACGGAAGCGGGCCCAGGTCAAGTTCGAGCTGGCAGACCCGTCCTAAGCGCTCAGCAGGTCATTGCCGCAGCGCGTGCGGGCACGCCCTGTCCGCATAGGGTGGCGCTGGCGGCCGATTGAGCCAATCGATCACCGAATTGCTCAGGAAGCTGCGACTGGGCGCAGGGTGGCGCGAGGCGCAATGCCGGCATAGCGGGAAGCTGCCCGGGTGATAGAGCAGGGGCTTGATGATCGCCCGGCCGCACGTCGTCACCACGCGATGGGCATTGTCCCTGTGGACCACATACCAGTGCGCCTCCCCATCGCCGAAGCACACCGCCCATTGCGGCTCGCCCAGATCGAGATCCGGGCCGAGGTGCCCGCGTCGCTCGGTCACAGGATCGCCGCCTGCACACGCATCAACGCTTCCTCGTTGATCTCTCGCCGGGTCTGCCGAAACATGTCGATCCAGATCTGCAAGCCTGTCACGACCAGCGCCCGCGCACGCCGCGCCGCCATATGGTGCCGGGCGGCCGCAGCCGCGATGCCGAGGTCCTCATGCACCACGCTGAGCATCAGTGGCCCATGCACGCGCGGATCGGCGCGCCACTGGCTATAGGCAGCCTCCATCCAGACGCGCCCGAGCGCCTCATGAAACACCTCGCCATGTGGGCTGCTGTCGATCCGGGTCTCGAGGCTGGCGGTCCGCACCGCGACATCGCACATGATCAGCGCGGAGGCCGCCGCGATCTCGGCGCCGGCCGCGAGCAGCTCGGCATCGATGGCGCCGCTCATGTACAGCCGCGCAAGCGCGCCCTGGCGCACGCGGCTGGCATGTTCATGGGTTTCCGGCGTGCCGTTGCGCTTGTGCGCCCAGCGCGCCTGCGCCGCGATATTGGCTTTGCGCAGCCGGCGCTCCTCAGCAGCGCGTTCCGGATGCCGCGCGGCCCAAGCCACTTTGATTGCCGCCGCGCGCGCGTCGAGCGATTTTTCCAGCTTGCTGAGCGTCTTTCGCTCAGTGCTGGGCGTGAGGCGCAGTGCCGCCCGATTCCTGATTTTGCGTTTTGCCATGGCGGGCCGGAACATGGTCCAGCACGGCAGGCGGGAGCAGGCCCGCATTTGTCACGATATAGCCGGCCGCGAGCAGCCGGCGCAGCGCCTCTTCCTCGCCGGAGAGGGGGCGGATGCCGCGCGGTACGCCCGGAAAGTACCGGATGCGCCCTTCACGCGCGAGCTGGCGCACATGCCCTTGAGCCCGCGATCGGTTCGAGTTGAGCGCAGCCGCCAGCTCAGACAGACTGGGGCCGATCCCGCGCGCGGCAAAGAACTGCTCGATGAAATCGAGCGCCTGAAGCTTGCGGCTCGCCATGAGCGGTGAGAGCCGGGGAATCTCGTGCATCGTGGAACCTCACCTCCACCAAGAGGCATAAGAGAAGCGCACCCGAATGGCGAGCAAGTTAAGGTTTGAAGCGTCGCGAATTAAATTCGATTATCGCCGTTCGCCTGAGGCACCACTATGCTTTTCACATCTTCTTGGAACTGGAGCCATCAACGTGCGCCTATTTATGATCGGATCCGCGATTTTCGGTCAGCTGACGTGGCCGCTATGAGCCAGAACAGTTCTTCCTCTGACATCTTACCCGGCGCAATGGATGATATGCATCGTGAGTTCGTGCGCGCATTTCGCGAGATTCGCGATGCTGGCTACTCGGTATCGGAAGTTTCCCTAACTCGCGCAATCGAGAAGTCGTCAAGGAGCGCCGGTCGGCTGATGTATCGTACGCTAATGGAGACGGCGCCGAATATGCTCAAAGAGCGGCGGGCACATATTGCGGCCTTCGAGGTGGGCAATTTTCGCCGCTGGCGCAAAGCGTTCGATTTGATTGAGACGATCTGGGTGTCCTGCGAAGAGTTAGGCAGGAATATTAATGATCACTATCGTCCGATTGCTGCATCGGAGCAGGACTTTCTTTTCGAGGCGATCGTTCACCTTCATGCGAAGTCGCTGCTCGTGGGCGCGGAAATTATCGCGCTATTGAAAGCAGGTTTTCCAGACGGTGCGCTTGCCAGATGGCGGACGCTCTATGAGGCCAACGTAATCGCGTCATTACTACGGCAGCATGGTGCTGGTTTGGCGCTGAGGTATCTGGCGCATGAGCGCGTGCAGGCCTGGAACCTCGCTAAGGATAACCCCCATGACAATGAGGAGTGGCGAACCCTCAAAGCGCAAGCCGAACATGCGATCCAAGAGTATGGCAGCGAGATACAGCGGATGAACGGTTGGGCATGCGAGATCACTAGGAGCAAACAACCCACGTTCGCTCAGATAGCTGCCCAAGCTGCGGCAGGAGAAGACCGTTCGATGTACCGCTACGCGTCTGCGCATATTCATGCCAATCATCGGGCGATCAGCGAACTCTTGGGTATGTCCGAAGCCCAAGGTCCGGTCCTGCTTGTTGGGCCAAGCAATTCTGGCATGGTCGATCCACTTATTCTGACCTCATTTTCTTTGGTGGAGGTGACAACCTATCTGCTCTTGCTGAAGCCAAATGTAGATAGCCTCGCGCTGGCTGACACGCTCCTCCGGATGGCAAAGCGAATGGATCGTCTGGTCAGGAGTATTGAGCGGAGGTCATTTGAGGCAGCGCAAAAGCGCCGATCGCGGTCTAACGTTCCTAAAGTTGATACGCCCTAATTATGCCTCGCGCTTCAGCTCACATGTCCACCTACCTCGCCACCGGGATCTGCCGAATATCCGTCGTCCATGATGGGCTCTTCTGCCCCCGCTTTGTATCGAAGCTCCGCCCACCAAAACCCTGCGCCGCCAGCCGGATCGTCCCCCGGCCGAAACGGTCGTTGAGCCCGTCCATGGCCGCCAGCAGGCCGCGCGCGCGCGGGTCGGCCTGGACGAACAGATCGCCCTGGCCTGTCCCTTCCGGCACCAGCTCCTCCAGCAGCACCCCGCACTTGGTATAGACCGCGCCCGGCTGATGCATCGCCTCCACCATCTTGCCGGCGAGGGCGGCGATGATGCGTGGATCGTTGCTCGGTGGCGAAAGGCGCGTCTGCCGGCTCGCCGAGGGCGCATTGGCGCGGAACCGAGATCCATGCGCAAAGGCGATCAGCCGCGTCGCCATCAGGCTCTGCTCCCGCAGCTTTTCCGCCGCGCGCACCGCGCGCCGCACCATGGCCTCGCGCAGCTCGCTCAGATCAGTGACCGGCGCGCCGAACTGGCGCGTCACGGCGGTCGCCTTGCGCGCCTCCGGCTCGGGCTTGAAGTCGTCGCAGGCGATGCCGTTCAGCTCCAGCACCAGGCGCTCGAGCACAACCGTGCCGATCGAGCGCGCCACCGCCGGGGGCAGGGCGACCAGATCGGCCACGGTGCGCACGCCCAACGGCTGCAGCCGCGCCGCCAGCGCCCGCGCAATGCCCCACACCTCCGTCACCGGCCATTGCGCAAACAGCCGCGCGCGCAGCTCGGTATCGTGCAGATCGATGACGCCGCCCCATACCTTCTCCGTGGCCTTGGCGAGTGCATTGGCCACCTTGGAGAGCGTGCGCGTCGGCCCCAGGCCGATCCGCGTCGGCAGGCCTACCGTCCGGAGGATCGCGGCGCGCAGCGCGTGCGCGGCCGCCACATCGCCGCGGCCGTCCGCCAGCGTTGGCAGCCGGTAGAAGCTTTCGTCGATCGAATAGATCTCCACCAGATCGCTATGCTCGCCGATCACCGCGTTGAACCGGCGGTTCATGTCGGCGTAGAGCTCATAATTGGAGGATCTCAGCTCGATGCCGTGCCGCTTGATCACGTCGCGGATCTTGAACACCGGATCGCCCATCTTGATGTGCAGCGCCTTGGCCTCGGCACTGCGGGCAATCGCGCAGCCATCATTGTTGGAGAGGACGATCACCGGCACCCGGTGCAGGCGCGGGTCGAACACGCGCTCGCTGGAGACATACATATTCTCCACATCGACGATCGCCCAGCTCACCGCTGATAATCGCGCACGCCGGCGCGCACGACGCCCCATATCTCCGTCGATTCATCGGCGAGGTGATTGGCATAGCTCTGCCGGCTGTTCCGCGCTTCCAGATAGGGCACGCCGCCGCGATAGACGAGCTGGCGGCACACGAAGCCGCCGGCAACGATCGCGATGACGATGTGGCCGTTGCGCGGCGTCACGTCGCGATCCACCACGACAACGTCGCGGTCGGAGATGCCGGCGTCGATCATGCTGGAGCCGTCGATGCGAAAGACGAAGCTCCCGGCCCGATTGAGCCGCAGCAGCTCGGCCAGATTGATAGCGTCCTCCTCCCAATCCTGGGCGGGGCTTGGAAAGCCGGCTCCCGCCACGCCGATCGGCTTAAACCGGATGCCCGGCGCCATATCGGCGAGCGGGACCGGCTGCGCGATTGGCAGCAGCATGATCAGATTCCCTGGCTCGTCAGCTCACATAACGCCAAAGAGAACAGATTGGGAACATCCCAAACGTGCAACTCGTCGCTTTCTGCTCGATGCGGGTCGGCAGCCTAACTGCCAGTGGGAGGCGTGACGTACGTTCCCGTGGCCAGGCCGACGATAACATAGCCGACGTTCAGCCATGACAGCCAGCACACCAGAAGCGCGCCCAACCCATGGCCGACGGCGAAGTTCATGCCCATCGATATGAAGACGCCAACGAAATAGGCAATCGAGCTCATCTCCGCGATCTGCTGTGCAGAGTTGGCGGTTGCGCTTTTGATCGCACGCAGCTCCGTCAGAATCTCGGAATTCCCCATGCTGCCGTGCATCTGCCCCTGCGCTGGAACTCCAGCTAGGCCAGTGACGCGGCCGGCATAACCGCAACCGCCGCATCCTTCGCAAACTGCGCCGAAGGATCTCGAGCCGTTACCGTTGCAGAGTCTGCAAAAGGTGACGGGTTCGAGGATGTGCACGGACCCAGCACCGCCGCAGCCCTCGCAAATGGCCCCAAATGATCTGGATCCGTTGCCGCTACAAAGCATGCAAGATACAGCTGTCGTCATGATTCCCCCACATTTTGCCAATCAAGCGCCTGCCTAGTTTCGCGGCCGCAGTGTCAGTGCGTCCAGATCCTTGCGCTCATAGGTGTTGAGATAGACCGGCTTTTCAGCGGGCTGCAGCACGCCGCCGGAAAACTTGAATTCCTCAAACTGGCCGCCATGCGTCTCGCCTTTTTCATCACGGCGGAGTGCATAGCGATAGCAGAATTCGTGCCCCATTACGCCGGCCCAACGCTCGCGGAGGTCCTTGCGCCAGCTTTCGAGGCCCTCAGGCTCGGCGCTGATATCGGTCGATTGAATCTTCGCCACATTGTCGACCGTAATGTAGTAATTGGCCCGCTCGACGGACCACTCATCCGAGGTCACGCAAATGGCGTCGCCTTTGAGTATCTGCCGATCCCTCATGACATGCTTCTCGGCGCTGTCCCATTTATAGACGGCGATCGTGTTCACTTGGGTAGGGCTGACGACAGTTTCGGCATATTGCACGTTGTCGCAGCTGTCCCCGTCGCCAGGACGATAGCAGTACACAACGCCATTCTTGAATTTGTCGAACATCGTTTGGGCCGAGACATACAGCCTGCCATCCGGCGTTGTGGCCGGCGTCGCGGCTGCAGCTTCCTGGCTGCTTCCCGCGGAATTGCCCGCAGCGTTACTGTCGGGCGCTCTCTGCTCTGAGCATCCAGCCAAAATGATGAGCGCAGCAGCAACTATAGGTGCGCGAACACGATTCTTCTTTCCCACGATGACCCCCCACAAGGTTTACGCAATGTTCACCGAGTGTGGAGAAGTGGCAAGGGTGAAAACGACGGCGCGATCATTGGCGCATCTATCGGTGTCTAGCGCAGTGATGGTCTAAGCCGGCTCGGCGCAGGCACCTAGGTCAAATGCGGTGCCCCTGCAGACAGATCTGCTGCTCGTCACAGCGCAGGTGCTGCATCATCATCTGCCTTATTCTGATGATCTTCGAGCATGGCGCTCCAGCGTCGAAATCGAGGCTGACTTTCGTCTGCGGCGCGTACCCGGTCAGCTGGCCGAGATAGTCATCAGTGACCGCCTCGTAGCCCCGGTCAGTGACATCGATGCCGTTCCAGAGAACGCGTCCGGAGCGGGTGACTTTGATGATATTCGCAGGCAATGGCTCGACAGAAAAGCCCTCGCTGTCTCTGATGCTCTGGTCGTGCCATGAGTAGAACCCAGGCCAGGGAGCTGCGCAGTTTTGAGCTTGCTTTGAACTGCAAGACGCCAGCGCGAACAGGCTGAGCAAACAGAAGCTGCGCAGCGCCACCGAGGGAGCCCTAAGGTCGGGAGAAATCACAGATAACTATCGTCGCGCAAGGGATGCGTTGTTAGCGTCATCACGCGTAGCTCAATCCCGCTCTGCTTAAGTGTTTCGATTGCGGCCCGTATCTTAGCGTTTTGGCCTTCGCCCGTTTCCATGATCGCGATTACGGCTATATCCGTGTTGAGCTTCTGAGAGATGGTCACGAGATCGTCGATATCTTTCGGTCGCAGGCCGGCCCACGAAGACTTCACTTCGCAAACCATGGATTTGCCATCTACGATGGCAAGCAAATCTACTTCGGCCTCGGGCGGGCCGTCTGGATCGTTGAACCAAAACCAGCTTGGTCCCGCATAGCTGAAGCCCGACCTTGCCCTGTCACACAGAGCACCAATGAGCCAGATCAGCGATAACGCGCTGTGATCGCGAAGCGCTTCGATCATGAAATCATTCGGCCGGAAATGCCAGTCTATCTGGATCGGAGCGTCACTTTCATGATGGCATACGGGGCAAGAGAGCAATGCCCCAAGGCTGGAAAGGTCAATCCAAGTCCTGTTGTGGCATTGCGTGCAAGTCCATTGATGCCCTTGGAAAATCATTTGGCGTCGCCGCATCTCGATCAGGCAGTCATCGAGAGAATCCCGCTCTGCCTCGTCCCAGTCGACGCGAGGATCGCTGGCTTTCGGCTTTCGATGCGTCTCCCAGTAGGCTTCCAAATAGGCATCCCACTGCGACACAAGATCAGCGTATTTAATGTACAGTTGGGGGTTTCTCAGCCCTTGCGCAGCCTTGACGATAAGAGTGCCCAACGCCTGCCTCTCATTCTCATCGGCTAGATCGAAAAAGGGGACCTTCGGCTGGAGTTTTCGAAGGCGAGCGACGGTCGGGGCTACTTTATCGACGGGGAGACTTGGCGTTCCTCCGAAACTGGAAAGAACCTTCCGCATGAACGGATGAAGCAGGAATCTCCGCGCGTGGCCGAGATCGCTCGCCATCCCCAACAATCCATCGAGATAGCGGGCTTCATTAGATGGCTCCATGAGCAACGACCGGCTTCGGGGTGCAATCTCGCCCGTTTGGCCCGGCGTCCCGACCCATCGACCATCGCCGCATAATGCATACTGGATCACATCGTAGCTGGACGGTATGTCTAACGCGACAACCGACCGCTCGACACTTTCGAACTGGGTTAGGTGACCTCCTTTCGCGGTTCGCGCTGGATACCACAAGTCACGGGCGCTCCTCGAGAACTTGGTCGAGAATGCCCCCGCTGTTCGCCAGCTCTTCGGTAACGCCCAGTAGTTTGTATTCGTGAAGCGTGGTTTGAAAGTGTCGCTTTCGATCAGATAATCGGTAGCCCAGACGCCGGTAGTGAATTGTTGTCGCGGCGGGGCGTCGGCCAGATGCGCGGGCGTGCTGGCGGGTGGCCGGAGGGTTGGCAACTGCCACTGGATCTCTGTCCAGTCAGGGCCGAGGGCGAAGCCGCTACCGAGGCGATGACCGGACGAGGCATGTTTTAGGTCACGCGCGGTCGGCAACATGGCGCCCAAATCTGCAATCTGCTCAGCCTGAGCAATGTTCCAACATCGGGCATCGCGCAGTCGCTTTTGGACCTGCTCTAGGGCCGTCTGATCCAGTGAGCACGACCGCAGGGTGAGGCTGGTTTGACCGCCCGAGCCGTTATTCACATGATTGTTGTTATTCAGGAATTTGACGAGGACCTCAAAAAAGGCCTGATCATTGAGCAACTCAGGGTCAACGCGTAGGCAGCATAAATCGTGATCAAGCCAGTTAGGGATCAGGTTTCGAACGTTCCAAAAGAGTATCCGGTCCTGATAGCTGTCCCCAATGACAAGGTTGAACGATCCTCCCCAGCGATGCCTGGGAAATTCTAGCTTGGATGAGTACAGGATAGAGGCAATTGCGAGGCTGTCGGCTCTTTTCTCCGCGACAGCCGCAAAGGCTTCCAGCTCATTCGCGATGGTGATGAGATCCTTCGGTACTCCGGCCCGCTCGCGTGGAACGATTGTCAGCAGATTGGCTGCGCCTAGCGCATCCGGCGGGAAAATTCCTGTCGAGTAGGAGGCGTGATAGGTCCCGAAGTTGTCGGTCAAAAACCGAGAGGAATTACCCCAGTCGTCGACTATCGACACCGGTCCTGTAGGCGTGGAACGGCGATACCGAGCCATCTGGAATATCGTTGACAGGGACGATAGGGCCTTGGCGCCGTAGCTAGGCTTAAAGCCGAACACATCGAGCCTAGGCTCATTTCCGTGATGTTGATGCTGTTTGTATACTGACGGATTGATCCGTTCGTGAATCTCCAGAATGCCAGTTTCTGCCAATGCGACATAAGAATATACCACGTCTGGGTCGTAGGCCTCTAGCCAAGGCCAGAAATCAGCGCGAACTTTGCCCTGCTCACAGGGAACGATAAGGCTGAACCGGCCACCCCAACGTCGATAACTGTCTGCAAATATGCCGTCGAGCGCGAGATGCGCGTGCTCACCGTCCTCAACTAGAAATGCCACCCGCATTGGCCGAGACTTACTCAGCGCTTTTCGAACGGTCATGAGCCCCCTCTCATGTTTGTCTGAGTTGCCAGTCTGACGGACGGACTGGCGAATGGGAAGTCGGATCCGATTTAGCGACAAAGGTTGCGCCGCTGCTGCGGTGGCGGCTTTCGCCCGCGCCGTCTAATCGCAGATTGTGTTCGCGCAACTGACCCGTCGGCTATCATTGGAATAAATGGCAAGCGACATGAAGGCGACAGCGCGCGCGATGTTCGCCCTCAGTCTGCTGATTTGATCATTCATGCGATTTGGCCCCCCGGCACACCGCCGATTCATGGTGCAGGATGATTACTGGTGTCGGTAATCCTGCCGCTGATCGTGCATGGTCGCCTGCTGCTGGTCGCTCTCAGGCGGAGGCGGCGTGTCCAGATTTTCGGGTGGGAATTGATCGGCCAACACGCGCACCTGGGCGAGGGCGATCGATTTGAGGAAGTCTGGTAGCGTTTTGAAGAGCTGGACGAGCTGGGCGGTCTGCGAATCGAGTGGATCGGTTTCTATGCGCTGGCCAGTGATGATCCAAAACCAGTCGGCGCCCGCTGCCCCGATACGCAAAAGATACTCGACTGGCGGTGATGTTCCACCTTCGTAGCGGTTCTGGGTATTGAGGCTCACGCCGCCGATTTTGGCCAAATCGCTTTGCGTAAGGCCAAGGTCGCTGCGGGCTTGGCGAAGCCGCAGCGAAATATCACCAGTATTGGTGTTCATATCTTGACCAATCACCATAATTGGTGCATTCAACACTCACAAACTTCAACAAAGGTGACATGGCACATGTCAGGCCCCGGAGTCTCGCGTTCTGAAAGCTTCACACAGCGCATTTATGCGGTGCGAAAGCAGTTTGCGGCGTCGGGTATCTCCGTGACCAAATGGGCCATGGACCGCGGGTTTAACCCTACCCAGGTCCACAATGTCCTGTCTGGCAAGCGGCGCTGCGTTCGTGGTGAATCCCATCGCATTGCGGTGGCCCTCGGAGTAAAAGAGGACGTTCCTCCGCCCGGCGAGCCGCTGCGTGCTGCGCCTGAGCGGATTGAAGGCGTCCGGGGATGATCTTTCGCGGCATCCCCCCCAGCGAAGCCGCGATGGCCGAACGAGGTCGGGACGTTTCCGTCCCGACCTCCGGAGGCAAAGCTACGCCATTCGCGCGTGCCCGTATCGGGCAGACCGCCGCGGCTTTTGCCATGTCCCATTCTAGGGCGCTGGAGGTTGGTCGCCATGGCTGCTGACCATCACGACCAGAAGCGCACCGCCCTGTCAGTTGGCCTTTTCCATTGGCCAGTTCCGGGGATCAGCCGCGAAGGCCATACGACCGCGGGCATCGAGGTTATGGCCGTTCGCGGCACACCAGGCGATGAACTTCTTCGGGTTGAGATCAACGCGGATCAGTCGACCGCCGCTACGCGCGACTTGGCGCTCGAGCTGTTCTGCAAGTTCCTGCCACTGGTCGAACGTGGCGGGAAGGAGCTCCGGATCAGCGACGATCTCGAGAATTCGGGGATAATCCGCGCGCTTGTACCATGCGACGCCGGTATCGATGACCTGCTTGCCCCGCACACTGGACATGATTTTGCCTCTACGGTCGTTCCTGGAAATCCGACTGTAGCCGATGCAGGGGCGGCCTCAAGCCGTCCCTGCGGAGGGCTGATTGCGCACGGTCGCTCTCCCGGCCGTCCGTCGCGCGACCGGCGCCAGTCCGCCACGGGGCGCCCTTGTGCCCCGGCTCCCACACCAAAGGGACTGGCGCCGGCTTGCGCACTGCAGGCGCCGGCATGACGAAGGTCCGTCGCCCGCTCAGCATCGATGCCGCCTTGGCGCGCATCGCCGGCCAGGTGCCCGGTGGCTGGAAGGCCATGGGCGAGGCCGTGGGCTATGAGGAGCGCACCGTCCGCAAATGGGGCGATGAGGATCAGGATGGCGAGGTCAATGTGCCCGCTGCCATCAAGCTCGATCTGCTGTACCAGAAACACGGCGGCGAGGGCCGCCCGATCTACGACGTTTACGGTCTGATGCTCGGCGCCGCTGTCGCGGAGGCCTACACCGACCAATTCGAGATCCTCCGCCGCGTCATCAACGTGGTGAAGGAGACAGGGGAGGCGAAGGCTGCGTTGGTGCGCCTGTCTCTCCCCGGTGCGACTGAAGCCGATCGGCGTGCCGCGCAGCGGGAAGTGATCGAGGCTCTTGATGAGCTGAAGAACATTCTCCCGCTGCTCGAGCACGTCGAGAGGGCCAAGCAGGCGCCGGACGCCATCGGCGCCGTCCAGTCGCGCGCACCGCCCTAAGCGCCGCCCACCGTCCACTGCATCCCTGTTCACCGTCCGTCCCGCAGCATCGCTTCCGGGAGCGGCTTTCTGCTGTCTGGAGCCTGCACATGACCATGAGCCCCGGCACATATCTCGCCCGCCGCCGCGCCGCTGCCGGCCTCGAAGTCGAGGACGTCGCGCTTCGCATCGAGACGACGCCCTATCCGATGAACCTGCACGATCGCGTGGCCTGGCTGCGCAATATCGAGCAGGATGTTTCACCGCTGACCATCAGCACGGCCGTCGCGCTGCAGCAGCTCTTCCCGTTTGATGGGGAAGTGCTGGTCCAGCTCTGCGTGTGCGCGGACAATCCGGCGAAGCCGCCGCCCGCTATCTGCCGGGTCTGCGCCTGCACCCAGCACGATGCTTGCCGCGACGGCGACATGACATGCGGGTGGGCGGAGGACGATCTCTGCACCAGCTGCGCGGACGAGCCGCGCTTCGCCACCGCGCATCAGTGCGCGCCGGCCGATGCGGCCGGGACGGCCGCAGCATGAGGCGCGCGCTCTCGTTGCGCGCGCAAGCGCCGCGCCCGCGCCCCGCGCGCGTCCACCCCATCGCGTGCCACTGCCCACGTTGCGAACCGCATCGCACGGCCGAGGCCATCCGCGCCCTCAACCACTGGGCGCGCCTCACCCTCATCGGCCTGAGCCTCGGCCTCGGCGCAGCCTGGCTGCTCGATCTCGCAATCGGCGGCCCGGGCGTCCTCTCGATCTTTGGAGTTCCATCATGAGCGACAATATTGCCGCCGATCAGCTGCGCCTGCTCATCGAGCGCATCGAGCGTCTCGAGGAAGAAAAGAAGGGCATCGGGGACGACATCAAGGATGCTTATGGCGAGGCCAAGGCGACCGGCTACGATGTCAAAATCATGCGTCAGCTTATCCGCCTGCGGAAGCTGCCCCCGCGAGATCGCCAGGAGATGGAGGCGATCCTCCAGACCTATCTCGCCGCGCTGGGGATGGAATGATGATCCGGGGGGACATCATCGCCGAAGTCCTGCCGCCCGAGGGCGCGGGACCGTTTCCGCAGGCGGCCGATCCGCTCGTCATCGATGATCGCGGTTTCGGTTGGGTGCCGCACGCCTTCCGGCCCGGCTTCTGCTCCTACACGCTGATCACGCGCGGCATGGGCATCGCCTGGTGGCCGCTGTCTGAGATCGGTGGCGCCATCATCGCGGTCTATGGCGGCAATCCCGCGCAGCCGACCGACGAGACTGTCGTGTTCAGCATCTCCCGCGACGGGCTCTCGGGCCTGATCGCGGACCTGCAGTCCATCGCTGACCAGCTGGAGCAGCTGTGAGCGGCCGCTCGCACCTGTGCCGCTGCGCAGAGTGCCTGGCGCTTGATCGTGCTTTCCCAGGGCAGGGGCAGCAACTGCTGCTGCCTACGACCACCAGGCCGAGGCGAGGGCGCCAGCCGCCTAAGCCCGGTCTTTCCAGAGAGGACAACCGGGCATGATCTGGTTCGTCATTGCCGTGGCGGTCACCGCCGCCGGCATCGCCTGGCTCAGCCGCATTCCGCCGCCCGTCTGCGATGAATGCGGCGAGGAGATCGGCGAGAACGACGATTGCGAGTCCTGCGTCAGCTTCCGGACTTACCCGTGAGGACACGCCCGTGATCGGAGATCGCGCAGCGGCGACCGCGACTGCGGCCGTCGCTGCCCGCCTGCTGCTGCTGCCGCTGATGCGGTGCTGCTCGACGATTTGAGGAGAAGATGATGGTTGCCCTTCATATGGCGGGCGCGCGTCCGGCTGCATGCCGACCCGCGCCGCCCCGGCGCGCGGCATGGAGCCGCGAACCTTGCCCGCGTTGCGCGGTGCGCGGCGATGTCGGCTGCGCACATCAGGCGCCATTCGCCGAGGAGGCGCCGCGCCATGTCCGCTAGATATGCAGCGCGAACCGAAGTGCCGATCTCCAAGACGCGCGTGGAGATCGAGGAGCTGGTCGAGCGCCACGGCGCGGCTCAGTATATGAGCGGCTACGACGCTACGCGGGCGTTCATCGGGTTCACGATGGCGGATCGGCAGGTGCGCTTTCACCTGCAGCTGCCTGACGCGGCCGAGAAGGCCTTCACGACCTATCGCGATGGCCATGGCTACGAGCGCCTTCGCACGGCCGATGCGGCGCATAAGCAATGGGAGCAGGCGTGCCGCTCCCGATGGCGCGCGTTGCTGCTCGTCATCAAGGCCAAGCTCGAAGCGGTCGAGGTCGGCATCAGCACATTCGAGAGCGAGTTCCTGGCGAACATCGTGATGCCCGACGGCCATCTCGTTGGCGAGTTGGTGCGGCCGCGAATCGCGCAGGCTTACGAAACGGGAGACATGCCGGCCTTGCTTCCACCGCCGGCAAAAGAGGGAGGAGCATCATGACGACTTACAGCCACAGCGGCGAGGCGCTCTGGCGCCTCCCGCGCGTCCGCGAGATGACCGGCCTCGGCCGCGCGACAATTTATCGCCGCATGATTGCCGGCACATTTCCGCAACGCAGAGATCTCGGAGGGAATCGCGTCGGCTGGCGCCGTTCGGAGGTCGAGGCCTGGATCGTGTCGCGTGAATCGAAAGACAGCGCTTCGAACTGA